GGCCTGTTGAGCAACCGCACTTCGGGCAAAAGGCAGCATTATCATCAATCTCGACGCCGCATTGTTTACAATACATAATTATTCTGTTTTAATTATCCTATTTGTTCAATATCTCCAATAACGCCTTGATTTGGGCGTCCTTCTCCTTGATTTGGGCGTCCTTCTCCTTAATCCGCTCATCGAGCATATCTATCTGCGCACGCAGCACGTCGGGACTATCAGAAAAATACTGGCGGTTGTCCTGGTGAATCGAGTTGCCGTTATTATTACCACGAACAATGATGCCGGAATTAACGACCCTGTTATTCTGGCCTAACATAGAGGTGTCCCATCCGTTTTTATTTGCTTTAATTAAAGCAATTTTGGCTTCAGGGAGTGCTCTTTTCCCAGCACACACCTGCGAAATAAAGGCATTCGATACGCCAAGAAACTCAGCTATATCCTTTTTAAGAATCCCATTTTCCTGTATAAATAATTCAAAATCACCCATATATCAAAAACTGTATTAAATTTAAGCAAAACGCTTGCTTAAATAAATCATTATGCTTAAATTTGCATAGTTGATTGATTAGTTAATCGGTCAAAAGTAAGAATTTTTATGGTAAACTCAAAGAAATCAATGCGTCAGGCCATACGTGAGATGATGCCTGGTGACAAGCGGAGAATCAGCCTCGCGGACGTGAAGTACATGTCAGTTCAGAACACGCTCTACCAGGCCCGCCTGGAAGGCCGCGAGTACAGATCACAATTATCGGAGGACAAATCCTCCGTGATAGTGGAGAGAATCAGTTAAACACATAAAAAAATGAGAGTATGCAGAACAACATCAACCCGCAGCTGGCCGTCTGGTCGGCCTTCGCTGCTTTCACCGGCGTCGTGCTCATCGTCAACGCCATGCAGGCTTCACTCGGACACGCCGCCCTGGCGTGGTGGCACTACCCCACCTTCGGCGGATCACTCCTCTTCGTGTGGATGGAGCTCCCGGACAGGTACAAGGCACGCGCCGTCATCAGGACAAGACAATGGAGAAGACAGGCCGCAAAATGCATACTCTTGACAATACGGACGGCTCGCGGCCTGGCCGTCCTTAACATAAAATTCAAATACAATGGAAAGCGTTATTGTAATAGCTGCGCTGCTGGCGATAGCCGCCGCAGCCGCCCTGCTCTTCGTAAGCAATAAGGTTGAGATCGATCCTGAGGACGACGACAGCATGGAGGGATAGGCCATGACGGTGAAGGAACTCAAAGGATCTGTGCACTGCTTCTTCGAGCAGTCGGGGACATTCAAGAACGAGTTCATCAAACTCGGAATCCAAGCGTTCGATTACGACATACAGGACAACTTCGGGCAGACCGACCATGTGGTCGACCTGTTCAGGGAGATAGAGAGCGCATGGGAGGGGCAGAAGAGTGTCTTTGATTCAATCGGCAAGGAGGATTTGATTATGGCGTTTTTTCCGTGCACATATTTCTGCTCCGGGTCCCAGGTCTCGATGTATTGGAGCAACATTCATTTTGAGGGGCTGCCTTATGAGGAACGGACGCGCCGGGTTCTCGAAAGGGCGGGAAACCGCCTGCGGTTCTTCTCCCTGGCGATAAAGATGCTCACGGTGGCGAAGACAAGGGGGCTGAGGCTCATAATGGAGAACCCGTGGACGTCTTCTTACCTGTCCAACGGTTTTGTCCTGCCGCCGAGCGTCATAGATAACGACAGGTCTTTGCGCGGGGACTTCTTCGTCAAGCCGACCGCCTACTGGTTCATCAACTGCGAGCCCACTCATGGGCTGACCATTCAGAAGGACAAAAAGGTAAAACGTGTGATGAACTGCAAAAGCGCCACGCACGCGGGCCTGTGCTCTGAAGACCGCTCGATGATTTCCCCGGACTACGCCCGGAATTTCATCCACGACTTCATCCTCTACAAGGCGCAACGCGGTACGCAGCTCGATTTGTTTGACATGACAACAACGGAGATATGACAGTGAAAGAATTGAAGAACGCCCTCAAGGGGCTTCCAGCCGACGCGGAGGTCTATGTGGTACGCAACTGGGAAAGTGTAGACGAGTGGGGCAACCTTGACGACCTTGCGGAGGTGGCGAACGTGCACACACAACGGGTGGCCATCGACGAAGGCCTGGACTTCAGGGACTATACCGAAGTCCTTATAGAGATGAGGGAGTCGTGACGGCTGCGGCCTGCCACGCAGCCGGGGATGAATACTAGCCCGGCAGGGGGCAAAGCACACTGCCATTCGCTGTGAAGCGCAAAGGTGCTGCGTTGTTAATATGTCACCGGGATGCGGACGGGTGATACCTCCGCATCTCACCAAGCTCCGGAAACGGAGAGGGCCGTAGGAAGCCAAGCAAGCTTGCGCCGGGATGGCGCGTGATGACCCGAACGCCGGATTTGCGGCAACTGCCAAGTTCACCCAGTAAGGGATAGGGATTATTCACAGGAGGGTTGGAGCCCCTCGCGGGTCACGAAACATTAAAACAAAAACATTATGGGATATAGAACACTCAATCTCGAACCTTCGGCATCCAGACTGACGATGACAATCGGAGTCGACCGGAAGGCTGTCTCGTTCAACAAGGCAATTTGCGCCAAGATGGGCATAGGGCCGGACAGCAAGATCGCCTTTCTCGTCGATGACCGCGGATTCCTGGCCATCAACGTGCTCGACAAAGAATCCCCGACCGGCATCGGTCTAGGGCGCTCCAGCAAAAAGTGCGGCACGCTGAAACTGTATTCGGCCACCCTTATCAGGCATATAGTACCGGGCCGCTACCGCATCGTCGGCAGGGACGGGGCGTTCTGGCTCACTGGCATCAAATACAATGAGGAATGAGAGGCTTGAGCACCAACGAGCGGATCATCGTGAGCGCACTGCGCTCAGCTGGCCGCATCACGATCGAGACAACCACAGAGGATGGCGGCATCATCCGCGTGGCCGTCACTGGCCGCAAGCCGGTCCACGACATAGCCATAGCCGTCCAGGACTTCTACAACAACTTCAGCCATGATTGAGGTGATCGACATCGAGAAGTTCACGGTCCTTCCGGGGCGGCGGCGCATCGCCCTTGACCGCGAGGAGCTCGGCTTCCTCTGCAGGAAGTTCAGATACCTGGCAGGCCAAGAAGAGCAGTACGGCCAGAAGTTCGCCTACTATACCGGCGTGGCGGAGGCGCTGACCACGATTTTGAGACTTTTCAACACCAGATGATATGACAAAAGAGCAGGCCATCACCCTGAAGGCGGGCGACAGGATAAGATATAACGGCAATGAGGCGGCGTTCGTCCGCCTCATGAAGTCGATGAGAGGCGCGCTCATCGATGCGGGCAAGTCCGGACATCCGCACTACATGGCGGTGACACTGTCAGAACTGGAGGCGATATCATGAACGACTACCGCATCAGGACAGAGGACGTGATGGCCGCCACAGAGGGCGGCAAGTCCGTAATCCTTCACTATTATCCGCAGAGTTCCGTGGGGTTCAGCGGGCGGCGCAACTTCTCGATCCGCGGACGTGACGACCGCAAACCGTCCTGCACCGTCTTCCAAAAGGACGGCACCTGGTTCCTCCAGGACAAGGGCGGCAGCGACACCAAGGCCTACAACGCCGTGTCCCTGGTGATGCGCGAGGAGAATCTCAACTTCCCCCAGGCGCTGGAGTGGATAGCCGGCAAGTTCGCGCCCGACCTGCTCGCCGACCGCTCCAGGCCCCTGCCGGGGCAGCCGAAGCCTGGGATGGAGAGGTGCCCGCCGCAGCAGGACATCACAGTCGAGCGCCGCGACGGCGGCCAATTCACCGCAGCGGAGCTCGCCCTGCTCGGCTACAAGATCACGCAGGAGATATGCGACTCCTTCCATCTGGTGCCGCTCGTCTCGTTCACCACCAAGGCCAACGCCAAGGGCGACAGCTGGCGCATCATCGCCAACGACACCTACCCCATATATTACTACGACTACGGCACCTTCGGCAAGATCTATACTCCGCTCGGAGACACACGCTTCCTCTGGACCGGCGAGAAGCCAGCGGACCTCATCCTCGGGGACGACGAATTCCTGAAGATGTATGACAAGGCAGCCCGCAGTTCTTCAGACACGCCGTTCCTCATCCCGGCCGACCCGGATGATGAGGAATCGACAGACCAGGATCTCACCTGGAAGGATCTGATCATCTGCAGCGGTCCTTCGGACGCACTCAACGTGCGCCGTGCCGGTTACCATGTCTGCTGGCTCAACAGCGAGACGGCGGAGCTTAGCGCAGCCCAGTTCGCCGTCCTCAAGAAAATCGCCAAGAAAATCTACATCCTCTACGACGTGGATGACACCGGCCGCGAGCGCATGCAGAAGATAGCGCTGGATTTCCTGGACATCGCCATCATCAACCTCCCGGCGGACCTCCCGTCTTTCCGCACCAGGAAGGGCAAGCCGTGCAAGGACGCCAAGGACTTCTTCATGCACTACCGCCGTCCGGGGCTCGGAGACATCGACCAGATCTTTGAGAATATGCTCAAACTCAGTTGCGGCCTGAAATTCTGGACAGAGAGTCTGGACAAGCGCAACAGCACGACCTACGACGTCAACAACATCCAGATGTACGCTTTCCTCCAGGCCATGGGGTATTACACCATCGACGACCCGGGGCGCGGCACGGCCTTCTGCCACATACGAGACAACCGTGTGGAGCTCATCCCGCAGGACGAGATGAAGCCGCGCTGCATGGGCGCGCTGCGTGCCTATCTGGAGCAGCACCCGTTCTACTTCCGCCAGGCGCTCATCAACCGCATGTTCCGCAGCCAGCAGATCTCCCGCGACTCCCTCTCCAACCTGAAGCGCGTCCGTCCGGACTTCGACGCGTTCAGCATCGACGCGGACTACTTCTTCTTCCGCAACTGCACCGTACGTGTCAGCGCGTCCGGCATAGAGCAGCTGAAGGCGTCGGACTGCCCGTATATGACGTACGATGACAAGATCATCCAGCACGACTTCCGGACCGAGGAGCCGTTCTTCAGCGTGAAGAAGTCTCCTCTCTATGCCCGTCTGACAAAAGAGCTGTCCACCCTCACTCCCCGCACGCCCCAATATGTGGATAAAAAACGGGAAGTTGACGCGGTGAAAGACACAGCCCGCTGGCAGCTTGAGATCCTCCGCCCGGATTTCGACTGGCTCAAGTTCGTCTACAACACGGGACGCGTATACTGGCAGGAGGAGGAGAGGGGCTATACCCTCACGGATGAGCAGGTGGCCGAACATGACCTTAACTTCATCTCCAAGGTCGCGGCGCTAGGCTACATGCTGAGCAAGCACAAGGACGCAGCCAAGCCCTATGGCATCTACGCCATGGAGACGGAGATGGGAGACGATGGCGAGCACCGCGGCGGCACCGGCAAATCCATACTGCTCGGCAGCGTGGAGCAGCTGCGCAAGCAGGTGTACATCGACGGGCGTGCCGTCAAGTCCGACAAGATGGATTTCATCCTCCAGCAGGTCAAGCCGGGTTACACCGACACCATATATATAGACGACCTCAATTCCAGGGTGGACCTGCATTATTTCATGAACTGGATCACCGGCAAGATGGAGATCAACGCCAAGTATGCCGACAAGATCACTCTCGATTACGCCCACAGCCCGAAGGTCAGTTTCTCCAGCAACCACGCCATCTCCAACTTCGACGGTTCCCTCAAGCGGCGCACCTGGTTCGCCGCGTTCAGCAACTACTACCATTCCGAGGACGAGGAGAAGGGACTGACGCACCGCTCGCCGGACATGGAGTTCAAGCGCACCCTCATCCAGGACTACGGCCCCGAGGACATGAACCGCTTCTACAACTTCATGCTCGACTGCATCGTGGTCTGGAAGCAGTACCGCGAAAGAATCCAGCCGTGCATGCGGTCCATCGAGCAGCGCAACCTGAAGAAGGCGATGACGCAGGAGTTCCTCAATTGGGCGGAGGACTACTTCACTGACGACCGGCTCAACCAGCTTCTGGAGACCGCCGCCGTGTTCGGAGACTATAAGCAGACGCTACCGAAGGCTATAGCGGAGAACATGAAGCCGACATCATTCAAGCGCAAGCTCCAGCTCTTCTGCCAGTACAAGGAATGGGTGTTCAACCCGCAGGCCCTGATGCTGACCAAGTCGGAGCGCGACCGCTGCGACATACGCCGCAAGGTCATGGGTCAGGACCGCTACTACTTCTACATCGACGCGGCCCGGGACGGCGAGGTGCAGGCCGGCGTCATCTTCGACGCTTTCGACCGTGAGCAGGGGTGCGGGGAGGAGGCGGAGGCTGACACGGAGAAACCGCTGTTCTGATGGACAAGGGAGAGGTGCACATCTGGATGGGAGGCCGGTCGTGGCCGGCCTGGTACTATGACGACCTGCCGGAAGGCGTCCGTCCGGCACAGCTCCGCGATCTCGTGAACGGCAGGGCCGTCCTCTACCGCGTCAGCATTGGCCCACATGCGGGCCAATGGGGGACGGAGTTCTGCCGGCCATCCACCAGGGCTGCCCTCGCCGCCCGGATTCGCGCCGGAGAGGAGATTTTTGTAAAATAGTAAATTTTCTATTGTTTTTTATTGTTATTAATAGAATTTTTACTACCTTTGTAATACCAAACAATCACGCAAATGAAATCAGACGAATTTCACAAACTGGTAGAACGGAACGGCTGGACATACTGGAGAAAAGCAGGCAGCCACGTGATCTACAAGAAAGGCTCCAGGACTTACCCTGTTCCATACCATGGAGCAAAAGAGATGGGAACAGGATTAGTAAACAAAATCAAAAAGGAGATGGGGCTAAAATAGCCCCCTCCTTTAAACATCAATAATATGAAAGAGATTCAAGCAATCATCGAAAGAGCCAAGGACGGCACATATTCCGTCTACTGCAAGGACGAGATCTTCTCAGGGATGGGAGACACCATCGAGGAGGCAAAAGCTGATATGCTTCAGCAGATGGATCTCTACCGGGCCACCGCCAAGGAAGAAGGATTCAAGTATCCCGAATTTCTTGACGATGGATTCAAAATCAGCTACACCGTTGACGCTCTGAGCCTGATGGATTATTATCTTGGCAAGGGGTGGTTCTCGCTCGCGACCCTTGAGAAGGTCACGGGGATTTCTCAGAAGCAGCTCTGGGCATACGTACATGGGACAAAGCCGAGGAAGACACAGGAGGAGCGTATCCGCGCCGGGCTGCAGAACATCTCGAAAGACCTTGACGCCATATTCGCGTGATTGTTTGGTAAACTTCGCACAAGCGCCAAGGCCACGGCCCCCGGATTCCTCCGGGGGCTTTTTTGTGCGTCAAAAAGACCGTTTTATACTCGACACGAAAATTAGTGAAAAAATGCTTGACGCTTTGACGCGCCCTTGCAACGAATTGAATAATAATCTGTTATCGGCGTCAATTTTTTCAACTACCTTTTGACGCCGGGCAGTTTCGGGGCTCAGACCCCCAAAACCCTGTAAAAATTTTGACGCGCTTGATATTCAGCGAGTTACACCATTTTTCAACCTCGGCGGCGTCAACTCTGCCGAAAGGGTATCTGACGCGGATAAACATCTGAATTACAACTTATTGCAATAGCGGCGTCAAAGCGTCAAAATTTTTCACAATCCTTTCATCCGTCACGTCAAAAGTTGTATCTTTGTGTGTCGGGAGTATGGCAAACATTGCTGTATATGTACGACTGCACCTTCATCGCCAAGAGCGCCTTGCTCGCCGACTACCTCCGCTACATCTTTCCCCCGGATCTGCCGGACGGGCCGCTCAAGGTGTCCGTCACCAAGCCGACAGGGGCCCTCATGACCGCACTCGCAGAACCGTCAGCCCTGCCGTTCAGTTCCGAGGCTGACCACCAGGTAAGGCTGGACCTGCCATGGGCCAGGAACGCCACCGCCGCCATGGATAACCGGTGGCTCTTTTACACCAAAGCTTCAGCTGCACGCATCAACCTGGTGCTTCAGGCGGAGTTCGATCTCGAATTCGCCGGATACTACAGGCGTGGCGAGCAACTCGGCATACGTAAGATGGACATCATAGACGCGTTCATCCTCACAAGGGGGCTTGCGGCCGCGTCCTATGACGCCCTGCATAAGAGAGTATACCGCCGCGAGCAGCGAACACAGGAACGGCTACGCCAACAGCTGCTGCGCAAAGCATACTACATCAACGAGACCATCGACTACAAAGGACTTGAGCAATGAGACACCTGCTTACCAAAATCATCTACCGACATGCCACGAGCACCGGAACCTGGTACGACTTCGCTCTGCTCCCGGGCACGGGCAGCCTCACGGCCGAGACATCGGACAGCGACAACGGTCCGGTCGTACACTATGAGCTGGAAGCCGTCATCCGGAGACTCCAGCGCACCGGGAGCGCGTCCATCGACACGGGCCTGACAATCATCGCCACATTTGACGACGGGCTTCAGGCACGGCTCGGCACCAGGGAGAGGCCCGTCAGGGTGGAGACGCGTGACTCCGACAACATCACCCTCACAGCCTCCTGGGAGGACATCCCGTAGTCTGTCCTTTCAGGATGTGCCCTGTTTGGCATATTTGCACTATGGCAAACAGAGCTAATACAATACAGCTGGCCCTCGACCTGCGCCGGGGATTCTGGCTTATCGACGCGCCGGAGGCATTCCTCCCGGTCGTCGACGCGTTCTTGTCGCGCAGCACGGCGGGCCCCGTCCTGGAGGACTATCGGGCAGAGGGTTATCGCCTCACCGATGACGGAGACATTGACATGGCCAAGGACGATGACGCCGCGGTCCAGAAAGTCATCGTTGTTCCCGTCCACGGCCCGATGACCAAATACGACACCTGTGAATCCTACGGCACAACGACCATCGCGCAACGCATGGTCCGCTACATGTCGGAGGATGGTGTGGTAGGCTTCGTCCTCGACATCGATTCCGGCGGCGGCAGCGCCAATGCCGTGCCGCCGCTCGTGGAGGCCATCTCCAAAGCCAGGGCGGCAGGACTTCCGGTCATCGTGCATGCCGACGCCTGCTTCTCAGCCGCATACTGGGTCGCATCCCAATGCGACGCCGTCTTCCTGGACAACCCCCTATCCTCCTGCGGCAGCATAGGCGCCTACGCCCAGCTGCTCGATAACAGCACCGACGGAGAGGGCCGGAAGATCATAACCATTTACGCCCCGGAGTCCAAAGACAAGAACATCGCCTATCGCGACGCCCTGGAAGGCAAGCCTGAGAAGATGGAGAAGGAACTCTCGTCGCTTGTCGCCGAGTTCCGCAGCGCCGTCCAGGCCGGGCGGCCAGGGGTCAAGGACATGGAGGGCGTGTTCAGCGGCGCCAAATTCGCGCCGGCCGAGGCCGTTGCCGCAGGCCTTGCCGACGGGCAGGCGAGCCTGGACGACTGTATCGCGAACATTTTCATCAGACACGAATTCAACAACCAACAATAATTTCAAGTATGTCAAAGAAAACAGTATCAGCAGCGGAGCTTGGCCGCAAGCTCGGCAACAGCAAGATGACAGGTCTTGTTGCGCGCATGTTCGGGAAGGAGAGGTTCTCCGTCTCGGACAACGGACTCCTTGAGCTCTCCGAGGACGAGGAGAATAAGATCAGGGCAACCTACGGAGAGGGCTTCCTCAAGAAACTCAAGGCCGTCGACTTCTCATCCGCCACAGAAGCGGATGCCGATACCCTCTTCAACGAGGCGGTCAAATTCAAGGCGGAGGAACTTACCAAGGATAAGGATGCCGTCATCACGCAGCTCCGCGCCGACATCGACGCTCTCGTAAGGGAGCCGGAGCCGGCACCGGCAGCCCAGACCCCGGCGCAGCAGGCCGGCATAGCCGTGGCCAAGGCCGTCAACATGGCCGCATCCCACTACAGGCTCGTGTCCGCAGCTCTGGCCTCCGCCAACCCGATGGACTTCTCGCGTCTGGCAGACAGCGGCCTTGACGTGACCGACATCAACGCCGAGTTCGGCAAGGTGATGCCGCCGCGCACCCGTCTGGACATTTTCAACCGCAACATCTACCTCGGCATCCCGGACGCCCCGCTCTTCACCCGTGAGCAGAGCAACACCGACTACAAGGCCGCCGAGTCCCTGATGACTGAGGTGTCACAGGCGTTCACCCCGTACTGGTCACCGAAGGGCAAGGCTTCCTTCCGGCCGATCACCATCCCGTACCGCCGCCACAAGGTCAACGTGACCTTCAAGCCGGCCGACATCATCAAGAGCTGGCTCACCTTCCTCTACGAGCAGGGCAAGACCCCGGCGGAGATGCCTGTCACCAGGTACATCGTGGAGCAGCTCATCATGCCTAAGGTGCAGGATGACGTGACCCGCATCATGCTCGGCAAGGGCAAATATGCGGAGCCTACCTCCGTGACCAAGGACGGCGACGTCGGCACATCTGCCGTGTCATCCATGGACGGCATCGAGACCATCCTCGTCGAGGACAAGGCCGCCGCCACCAGGAAGTTCAACCACTTCAAGGCTGTGAAGGACCCGTTCACTCTCACCGGACAGGCTCTTCTGGACTATGTGGCCAGCTTCGTGAAGGCCATCAGCAAGTACTTCGTCAACAAGCCGCTCATCTACTGCTCCGAGGAGTTCCTGGAGCACTACCAGGCGCAGGACTTCGCCGTCAACGGCAAGTACACCGGCCAGGGCGTCGGCAACGCCATCCGCTTCAGCGGGTTCAGCTTCCAGCCGATGAAGTGCATGTACGGCTCCCCTATCCTCTTCGCGACCCCGAAGTCCAATCTCGTGATGCTCGTGGACTATGCGTCCGCATCCAACTGCGTCAACAAGATCGAGGAGCACCACTACGATGTGGATGTGATGGGAGAGTATTCCCTCAGCGTCGGCTTCAAGATCGCGGACGCCGTCTTCGCCTCCGTGCCTGACGACTACACCCCGTCCACTTCAGTGATTGGCAACAGCCCTGAGGCGGGAGATTCCGAGTGGGACACCGGAGCCAAGACCGCCACTCAAGGCGGAGACGAATCGGGCAAGGAGACAGGAGCTTAAAAGATTCATTGATATATGGGAAAGTATGTAAAAGTGTCAGTGCCGAAAAACTCCGACGGAGCCGGCGCTGCGACAATCAAAGATCCTACGATCATTATCGTTGACATCACCGACATCACCGCAGAACCAACCCGCGAAGTAGGCAACACCGAACTGGTCGGAGACATCACCCTTGCGGAGAGCGCCAAGGCTGTCGGCATCTACGCCACCCCTTCGAGCATCTCGGTGACCGAGGAGTCCAACGGCGAGGTCGATGCACGCAGCTGCATCAAGGGCGTGGAGTATTCCCACCCGGGAGACAGCGTGGCCATCGCCAACCATGCCGAGGCATATATGAACCGCGGGGTCGTCATCCTGGTAAAGGAATGCGACGGCAGCGCAGCAGGCAGGACAAGGCTCGTAGGCAGCAAGTGCAACCCTCTCTACCTCTCTCCGGAATACACCAACTCCAGCGAGGGCACCTCCAGGAAGTTCGTCTGGAAGCAGAACCAGGGAGACAAGTTCGTGGTCGGCACTTACAGCGGCAAGACTCCTGCACTCGCAGATGAAGCAACAGCTGAAGGAGGCGCATAATGACAAAGGTTGATCTCAAAGAAACTGCGGCAGCCGTCAATGTGGCGGCGGCCGAAGTTCCCGTTCCTGCAGATCATGATCTGCTGGACACAGGCAAATCAGTCGTTGTCCTGGCCTGGCCTGGCACGCAGATGGACATGAAGAAGATCTGGGACATAAATGGCCCTGAAGGCTCGGATGTCAGGACCGCAAGCGGCGTCGGACTTGCCGAGATGCTGGCAGAGATTGTCGCCGACAATTCCGTCAGCAGGGACTTCGTGCTAGTCCCCGCCAACCTCATCCCCGTGCGTCCGGTGACGTTCGACGAGCTCGCAATCCCGACAGAAGACGTCTCGCCGGCAGGCACCGTACGTTGGGGGCGCACGCCGGTAAGGTTCGACAAGGATGTGCTTGCGGAGCTGCTGCCGGACCTGTCCGACCTCGCCTCAGATGAGGAGCTCGTGAGGGAGTACCAGAAGCGCACGATGACGGGCATCCCTTACCAGGTAGGGCATGATTTCGGCAACTACTTCACAAAGGTCCTCCGCGGGAACCCGTGCAAGCATGTGGTGATGGAAGGTTTCTGCCGCAAGCACTTCATCTTCTCTTCCGCTGACGGCTGGCCGGCAGTAAGAGAGCTTGCGGATGAAACCATCCTAAAGTCATGACGGAGATCGACCGGTGGGTAAGGACGGGAGCTGATGTCCAGGAAGGACTTCGGCTCCTGTCCGTATATAGACCGAATCCTCCGCTGGCCAGACTTGTAGGACGCGCTCCCGGACGTTATCGCGACCTGCTCATACGCACGCTGACCGGCATAGACCGGCAAACGGTCGCAGAGGCGGCCAGCGGCGACAGCAGCCTGCGGAGCGACTGGCCGTTCCTCGCCGACCCGTCTTGCACTCCGGAACTGAAGATACTCGCCGCCGACAAGATCACAGCTTGGAAGGAGTTCGTCTCCTGGCACTCCAGACTCTATTCCGCAGCCTCGCCGGAAGAGTGCCTGGAAGCCGCAAAAAACAGCGTAAAATATTACTGTCAAAATCGGAAAATCTATTCCGAATTTGCTTACTACCAAGAACATAAGACCATTCTAGGAAAGCATCCTGTCTTTGACGAGATGAGGCGTCTGAGAGATCTGCGCGCCTCCGGCATCCTCAGCCTCGTCAAGAAGGAGAAGAACCTTCAGGGCTGCGTCTGGCGCCTGCGTCGAGACCTCGCGTCCGGAAGCCGGCCCGACTTGGACGAAAGCCGCGAGTCCATCCTGGAATCCAGGATGAGGGAACTTCAGGAAGTCCGGAGAATGATAGAAGAATACAACAATGGCCATTGATGCAGACAACATGCTGCCAGCCATCGACGAGAAGGAGTTCGTTGATGAGAAGGGACGGCTCAAGTTGACCAGGAAGTCTCTCGAATATCTGGAAGGATTCGGGGCCCTGTACTGGTCCACGGATGACATAGCCTCATTCTTCGGCATAACCGACAGGGTATGGTGGCAGGCCGAAGTCGCCAATCCGCTCTCCGTCATCGCGAAGACCATCAAGAAAGGCGAGCTGGAGCAAAGGGCGAAGGTGGAACTCGGGATACTGAAGGGCGCCATCGCCGGTGACGAGGATGCCATAGTCACCTACCGCAACATGATGCGCGACAAGTCGTTCGCGTTGAGCAAACTCGACCTCTTCGGCGGCACGAAGGACTTCGGGGCCTGGCAGAAGGTGCGCGACTATATCGAGAACGGCAGCACCGGCAAGCTGTCCAGGAAAGAGGAGTCTTACATAGACCTGCTCAACCTCATCTTCAGCCTGGACCGCACACACGGCAAACGCAACACCATCAAGTTCCTGACTTCTGAGACTTTCGGCTATACATATTCGCAAGCTGTCAATCTGTATTCCGAAGCCATGGAGATGTTCTACTGCAACCGCAACATCTCCCGACAGGCACTGAGGGAGAAGACCGCGGACATGTACGACTGTCTCTACCAGGCAGCGGTGGCGGCGGCCAAGAGCACGGCCGACTATCAGGCGGCGGCCGACATCCTGGCCAAACGTGTGAAACTTCTGAAACTCGACGAGGCTGAAACCCCGCAACTCGACCCGGCCGTTTATGAGCGCAAACCGGTCGTGCTCTCCCTCGCCCCTGAGGACATCGGCCTCAAGACCGCAGACCGCCGCAAACTGGCGGAGATCATCGACCGGATGCCAGTGCCGGAAAGCGAACGGAAGAGGCTGGAGGTGGACGCAGGCATCGTGGATATGGATATCGTCAAAATGCTGAGCGATGAGTCACAGGAGGCAGATCAACACTAAGAAGAGCGACATCGCGTCCGTCCTGTATATGAACAAGTTTCTGCAGCTCCAGAAACTTGTGTCATCCAAGAACTTCTACGGCGAGCTGGGCCGCGGCTCATCCAAGACCACAGACTGCCTCACGGAGAGGATGGTGGATGTGATGCTGGACATGCCAGGCGCGCCCTGCGCCTGGGTGAGCGACACCTTCACCAACCTCACAAACAATGTGATCCCTACAGTGTTGGAATCCTTGGAACGTAAGGGATACAGGGAGGGCGTGCACTATGTCGTGGAATCGCAGCCGCCTGTCTTCAACGACGCAGAGACGGCCGGGCTTCCCGACTGGCTCAAGCCCCACTTCTGGAAACCGCGCAACAAGATTGTCTCCTATAAACGCACCATCATTTTCTACACGGGCATGAACCTCACGTTTGGAAGCCTCGACCGCCCGTCAACCCTCGCCGGACGGAGCTATGTACACGTGTTCGGCGATGAGGCGAAATACTTCAAGGAGGCCAAGATCTCCAACCTGCTGAAGGCCGTGCGAGGCTATCCGGAGTATTCTTATTCTGTATACTACAGGGGCGTGACTTTCACGTCCGACGTAGCCAATCCGTCCAACATAGGGGAATATGACTGGATGGCCAAGTTCGCTTCTGTCGTCAATGTCGAGGCCATACTGTTGGTGATCCGCGCGGGACTCGTATACCACGAATCGATGAGGGAATACCTCGCCGCCAAGGATCGCTGGCTCAAGACCGGCGCCGCAGCCGACCTCGTGAAGGCGGACTCCACACTCAAGGTCGCCAACCAGTGGCGCAGGAGATGGACGAGCCTCCGACAGCGAGAAGAGGCCAGGTCGTTCTACATGAGGGCCTCCAGTTTCGTCAACGCCGACATCCTCACTCCTGAATGGTTCAGCGATGCTCTGGACGGCAAAGTGCCGGATCTCAACACCGCCATCCTCTCGATGCGCGCCTCCCTGTCTTCAGGAGACAGGTTCTACGCCTCACTGAGCGAGGACAACTTCTATTTCGACGGCATCGACGAAGACGCCTATGACGGCTTCGGCCTCCGCGACGAAGAGGACTGCCGCGTGCTCCGCCACCTCGACCGCGATGCGCCGCTCCGCCTCGGAGTGGACTTCGGCAACATGTGCTCGATGGTCGTGGGACAGACAGGCAAATCAGGAGGCAGGAGCGTGCTGCGGGCGCTCAAGTTCATATACACCCTGCCTCCAGAGCATGTACAGGCGCTCGGCTCCAAGTTCGTCCGGTACTTCGCTCCGATGACCTGCCGCACGGTCTATCTCTATTACGACCGTGCCGGCAACCAATACCGTAAGGTAGGCAAGGATGCGGTATCGGAGCTCAAGCGGGCGATGGAATATGACGGAAGCACAGGGAGGAAGACCGGCTGGACTGTGCAGCTCATGAACATCGGGCAGGGAACCATATACCAGGAAGATGAATACAAGTTCATGCTGAAGTTCCTTGCGGGAGATTGTCCGCGGCTGCCGAAGGTGCTCATCGACTACTATGCCTGCAAGCCTCTCAGGCTCTCGCTGCAGAACGCCAGGGTAAAGATGAAGGACAAGGTGATCTGCAAGGACAAATCCTCTGAGAGATTGCCTGCAGAAGAACTGCCGACACGCTCCACCAACCCGTCCGATGCTTTCAAGTATTTCGCCATGTCACGGGAGTTTCGCCTGCTCGCACAGAACAAAACCCCGTCGACAGCTCTCAACCTTGACCCGATTATCAAATGATTGAGCGTCATCATATTTCACCTTTCGGAGGAGACGAAAGCGCGCGCCATCGAGAGGGCGGCCCGGCCTCGACATCATCACAAAAACGCCTTTTTCGCCCAGGCCGCGAGTCAACGGAATGGCAGTCAAGCCGTTTGCGCGCAAATCCAATGAATCTCGTGACCGTTCGCGGGCTTCCGGCAGATGCGCCTCCGCCGGGATACATGTCCTTTTCCAGCATATTCAAGTGGGTATTTTTGTGTCGTGAAACTGTATGACGCCATCAGCGAGATGCGACGCGTGTCGCGTGAGGGAGGGAGTTTCTCCTTCTCGTTCATGTCCTACAATTCCAGCAAGGGGACCACGGACGGGGTGGTATTCGTACCGTCCGCAAGGCTGCTGCAGCGGGAGGACCGGAAGTTCAACAGCCACGCGGAAGAGATGGAGCGCTACATCAATCTTGACACGATGGAGGCCAGGCGTTTCTGGCATCCGCTGCTGATGACATACAACAATGAAGTCATTGAGATATGAGTGAGATCAGACAGCTCGGCGAGCATTCATACGCCGCACACCTTGACGACGGCCGCGTCTACACCCTCAGCAACGGCAGAGGAGACGACTTCGCCATGGCCGTATATTGCTACTCGCAAGAGGACTGGGACTATTTCCCGCAGCAGGCAGGCGGCGCGCTTGTCGTACCGTGGGGGCCCGCCAACTCATTGCCGACAACCTTGAGGGATATTCTCGGCGCAAACAACCTCGCTCCCGGTGTGCTTGACCGACAACGGGGACTCATCTTCGGGCAGGGACTGCACCTGTACAGGACGCGGTTCACGAACGGAGAAATCGTGAGAGAGTGGATCAACGACCCTGAGGTCGAGGACTGGCTCGGCAGCTGGGACGCCTCGTCTTTCGCGAGGGAAGCCCTGACGGAATACCTGCACCTGAACGGGTTTTTCTGGTCCATATCAAGGGAGAAAGGCTTCCGTATCGGCAGGAAAGCGAGGATAGCATGCCTCAAGGTCATACCGTCATCACATGCCCGCCTCGAATGGCCTGAGTCGCGCAACCCGGAGGACATCCGCCATATCATCGTAGGGGACTACGAGCACCAGTGCCTCGGCGGCATCAGGAAATACCCTGTCTTCGACCCGTCGGATCCGGTGAAACATGCAGTGTCCGCCGGGTACAGCCGCACCAGGAGCTTCGGGAGGAGATACTACAGCGTCCCTCAGTACTGGGGCACGCTCAGATGGATCATCAGAGGTTCGGAGATCCCGACAATCTTCAAATACGTCACGGACAATGGACTCAACCTCGCATACCACATCCATTCTCCGCAGGCCTATTGGGACAACAAGCGCGAAACTCTCCGGAACATACATCCCGACTGGGATGACGCGAAGGTCGAGAAAGCCATAGGAGAACTCACCCAGAAATTCCTGACAAACCTGACCGATGTGCTTTCAGGCAAGGAGAACGCGGGCAAGTTCTTCCACACCGTAGATTTCATCGACGACACCGGCAAACCGGCCACATGGTCGATAGACCCGATAGACCAGAAGATAAAGGACTTCGTGGAATCGCAACTGAAGATCGCTGAGGCATCATCTTCAGCCATAACATCAGGAATGGGGCTGCATCCGGCCTTGAGCAACCTCATCATCAACGGCAAGTTGGCGTCCGGGAGTGAACTGCTGTACGCCTACAAGCTGTTTTTGAGTTCGGACACGGACATCCCGGAATCCATTGTGCTCGGACCGCTGAACACGGCAATAAGTTTCAACTTCCCCGGAAAGGGTATCAAGGCGGGGTTTTATCACCGCACAGTGCACACGGAGGAGGCCACCTCGACATCATCACGAATGAAAAACCAGTAGACCATGCTTTTCAACAAGGACAACAACGGAAGTGCCGAGCTCCAGGCCGTAACCGGCATCTGGTCGGCATCAAGCAGTTATAGCGTAATCGCGCCGGAGATTGACGAGGCCATGAGGGCAGTGGCGGCCTGCGTCGGGAGCGCAGTGGTAGCAGCCGCAGAGAAGGCATACGAGGATGGCGCAGAGTCGCCGCTCGTGGGCAAAGTCCAGCTGCCCGTGGCCGCACTCGCCATGCTCCGCCTCTCACTGCTCCAACTTGTGACTCACGACGACAGGGGCAGCAAGGTCAAAATGGACGCCGACGAGAAAATCCCTTTCGAATGGATGGTGGACAGGGACGAGAGAGCCCAACAGGAGAGATACTACCGGGCGATGGACGCCCTGTATCAGCATCTCACCGAGACGGGAGACAAGAATTTCCTCGCTTTCCGCGCCACGCAGGGCGAATCACTGGTGCGCAGCATAGGGGAATTCGAGAGGGTCTACCCTATTGACGGGTCGTACTATGTCTATTATATGCTCCAGAACCTTGTCATTGAAGCGCAGCCCAGGCTTCAGAAGCTCGTGGGCGAAGAGCGTTGGTCCAGCCTGTCAGATGCCGCCGAATGGGAACTGGCAGCCCTGTGCAGGAGATATCTCGTGCTGAGCGCGGTGGTGGCTGCCATAGAGAGATGGTCTCTGGCCGTGTTCCCGCTCCAGATTGCAAGGCGCTTTGCCCCGAGTTACCAAGGCAACAGGGCAAGCGCCGCCGCGACGGAAACGGAGATGGACAACTGTATAGCCAAACTGCGCAAGCACCTCCAGTCCACGGAGTGCGAGATCTCCGCCGTGATGAATGACGGCGCCAATCCATGGGACGGCTATGACCCGCAGCCGAAGAGCAACCCAGAATACAAATTCTTCAGTGCGCAATGACCGAGATCACCATAGCAGACGCGGGCAAGTCCGTCAGTATTCCGTCTTCATGGGACGAGATGACCGCACGCGACGTCCGCTTCATCTACAGGCTTTATGGCAAGTGCTGCCGGGAGAGCCTCTCGCCCCTTGAGTTCAACATCAGGGCTTTGTATCATTTTCTTGACATCAGGAAAAAGATCTCCGGGCGCCAGGATGACACAATCGCCGAGAATGTCTATCTGCCTACGGAGCAATGCCTGGGCTTCCTCATAGATGACAGCTCCGGCACCCCTCGGCTCTCGTTCAACTCCACCAGAAATCCCATCCCGAACCTCGGGCCACGCCGCGGTCCGGGAGATCTCTGCCAGAACCTGACGTTCGGGGAGTTCCGGCATGCGGTCACAGCGGTCAAATCGTTTTCAGACACGCGAAGGGTGGAGTATCTTGACGAATGTATCGCGATTCTCTATAGGCATGGTTGCGGGAGGGCCAACAAGGCAGGGCGTCGTTGCCCTCCGCTCGGGAGTGCCGGCTTCAGACTGGATCTGGCTCTTTCCCGGAGGATGCCTTCCTGGAAGAAGCACCTTATCCTCGCCTGGTTCTGCCGGACTATGACATATCTCCAGAGCGAAGTCGTAATAATCGATGGGGAGGAGGTGGACACAGGGGCTTTGTTCTCATCCGGGACGAAGTCTTCAGGGCCTGCCTGCAGCTGGAACGACCTGCTCGTGCAGATAGCAAAGGACGGATGTATCGGCAACACGGACGCCGTAGATGCTGAACCATTGTTTTCGATAATCCAGATAATGTGGTCAAACTACAAGGAATACAAACGATATGAAGCGACTTCAAAGACTCGTGCAGGCCACTGAGTATTTCAATGAATTCCGGCTTGAGGGCGCTACATGCTCCATCGTCGTTGACCAGGACAACGCCATCAGCGTACTGGCCAACGCCTCCGGTGACCAGCTGCTGATAAGCCTCCCGGAAGAGTCTGAAAGCGGCAGGACTACCGATGACTGGTCCGGCCGGCTCTCCGTCGCGATGTTCGCCATCGCCAAGATCAACGGCCCCGTCAGGACTCCGGAGCTGGCGCGCGCCACCTATGCACGGCTCCTCACCCTCGCGCAGGCAGCCGTGGCCAAACTGTCTGACGACATGACCGCCGGAGGATGCCGCATGCTGGCCGGCATCTCCCTGACAGGGCTCAACGTGGTCCCGGAGTACTCCATCTTCGGAGGATGGAGCGGCTACTCCATAGAACTGACGCTTGACTGATGGGAGCAAGAGAGAGGTTCATACGCAGCGTGCTGGAGGAAGAAGGCGGCATCCTGCTGCGCACGCAGGGGGATGCGATACGCGGAGGCTACGGATCCAGGACAGGACGTCTGCTCAGCGGACGAAGGGTCACCGTCACCGATGACCGGCTCACACTCACGCATCCGGTATATGAGCGCTTCCTGGACATACGCAACCGCCGCAAGAAGCGCCTGCGTATCCACAACCGCTTCGTCTTCGCCGTATACTCCGCCATCGCCGGGAAGCTCGCTGCGGGATACAGGGATGAAGCACAAGAAATCGTCAAGAAAATCAAGTGATTATTTCTGCACAGTTGATTGATATGTCGTACATTTTGCTATATTTGCAAAAAGGAGGGACAATTATGTGGAACACCATCACTGACGCAATAATAATTGTAGCCATTTTTTACTTTTTCCGGTGGGTTTTCCGAAAAATCAAAAACGGCATCGGAAGTGCCATTAATTATGTTTCTTCCGGGGAGATGGCTGAAGACAGAAAGCGATGCAAATACAAGGCATGGAAGAGAAGGCAAAAGAAACTCGATGCCGCTCTCAAAGACGGAAGTGTAGACCACGACACCTATGTCAGAGCTCAGATATGGCTTGAGAAGATACGGGACTGGTGATTCCCCTGTCCTTTATGGCTGCCGAGAGGCAGCTATTTTTGTATCATGGCCAAGAGAATCACAGAAGAAGAGCTTCGGCTCAACATCACCGTCGCCGGCAACGCCTCCGGCGGTCTCGGCAAGCTCAACAAAAAGGTCGAGCTGAACCGCAAGACAATGAACGAGCTCCGCAAGGAAGCCCGTCTACTGAAAATCCAGCTCGACAATGTCACGCCGGGCACCAAAGACTGGGATATCTTCAGCAAGCAGCTTGCAGCAGTCAACACAAGGATGAAAAACCTTAAAGTACAGACCGGCAGTTCCATCAACATCATAACTAAAATGGGAAAGACAGGCGCTGGTCTTGTGGCAGTTGCCGGCGCCGCCATAGCTGTCGGGAAAAAAGCCATCCAGGTCTTCGCTCAAGGATTCGGCAAAATCGCCGACTTCGAGCAGGCCAACGCCGACCTCTCCACCATCCTCGGCAAGAACGTCAAGGATATAAAGGATCTGACGGACTCCGCCATGTCGCTCGGACGCACCACGGAATACACGGCCTCACAGGTCACCATGCTTCAGACGGAACTCGCCAAATTAGGATTCAACGAGTCGCAAATCCGCTCGATGCAGGAACCGATACTACATTTCGCCACGGCCGTAGGCACAGACCTTCCGAGCGCGGCTTCCTTGGCTGGTGCTGCGCTCAGGATGTTCGGATTGCCTGCCAGCAAGACGGAAGACATGCTTTCGGTCCTCGCCGTCTCCACCAACAAGAGCGCCCTAAGCTTCTCATATCTCAATGAAGCGCTCTCCATCGTCGGCCCTGTAGCCAACACCTTCGGCTTCTCCATCGAGGACACCACCGCCCTTCTTGGAGCACTGGCCAACGCCGGCTTCGACGCCTCCAGCGCCGCCACCGCAACGCGCAACATCCTGCTGAACCTCGCCAACTCCAACGGCAAGCTCGCCAAATCGCTCGGCGGATCTGTCAAAACATTCCCCGACCTCATCGAGGGGCTCAAAATGCTTGACGAGAAAGGCATTGATCTGGCCACCACGCTCGAACTCACCGACAAGCGCTCCGTGGCCGCGTTCAACACCTTCCTCTCCGGTGCGGACAGCGCGATGGAGCTGAGAGAATCGCTCGATGATGTTGACGGAGAATTGCAGCGCATCGCCGATGAGCGTCTCAACACAGTCCAGGGGTCCATCAAGTTGCTGCAGTCCGCGTGGGAAGGATTCATACTCCAAATGTCCGGGAGCAAGGGCGTCATCAAGAGCGTCATCGACTTCCTTACCGCAAGCGTGACGAAATTCACCGAATGGCTCTTCCCGTCAGCCCGTGTGGCCGGGCAGGCCGATGAATACACCAAGACCTTCACTTCGGAATACAAGCTGAACGGCGATGAGGCCGCCATGAAGAAGATGGACGAGTGGGAGGCGGCCGCGCGGGCCGAACTTGACAGGGCGAAGCAGAGGGCCGAAGATTACAACTCCATGGCCAACCGCAAGGCCCTCAAGGCCGCAGAGGAGAACCTCGCAGCATTGCAGACCGCCGCCACCAATGTCCGTGCGTCCATCAAAGCGGCACAGGAGGCGGCACAGGCGGCGGCCGATCTGAACGGCAAGACAATGAACGAGCTCCGCGAAGAAGCCCGTCTGCTGAAAATCCAGCTTAACAATGTCAAATCAGGCACCAAGGACTGGGATGCCCTCAGCAAGCGGCTTGCAGCAGTCAACAAAAGGATGAAAGACCTTAGCGCACAGACACCATCCGGCGACGATGAGGACAAGAACGACAATGAGAAGTGGTCGCTCGACAACGACAAGTCCTACCTTGCGGCCAAGAAAGAACTGACCCGCCAATACATTGACGGGGATATAGCGACACAGGAGCAATATGAAGAGAAACTCTACCAGTTGGAACTATCTTCCCTCACGGCCCGTCTCGCCCTGCACAAGGAGAAGGGCGCTGACCGGGAGAAGCTTGAGATGCAGGTGCAGGCTCTGACACTCGCACACCGCAAGAAGGAGGCCGCCGCGGAAGAGAACCTGGAATCAATGCGCCTCGATGCCATGGAGGAGGGTTCGCGCAAACGCATCGCCATCGAGAACAGACGATACGAGCAAGAGAAGAAAAAGTATCAGGGCAACGCCGCCGCCCTGGAACTTGTCGAGAAGAAACATAGCGCCGCTCTGCTGCAAATATCCGTCGAGGCCGAGCAGCAGCAGCTGGAACAGATGCAGCAGGCCTCGCAACAGGCCAAGGTCGAGATTGAGAACAAGTACCTGCGGCGCTTGTCCACGGTCAAGATGGGGAGCGCTGAAGAGTTGGCCATACGCCGCGAAATGGCGCAGGAGATTGTGAAATCGGATCTCAGCTATCTGGAATCGACCAGGAAGATGCTGGAGTCGGTCATCTCCACCGGCAAACTCGCTGGCATCGCCATACCGTCGAAGCAGATGCAGGAGTTCAAGGCAAAACTCCAGGAAGTCATCGGCAAGATCCTCCAGCTTCAAGGGGAGCTGCGCACGCCAGGTATCTGGGGCGGCACAGGTAGCGGGGAGCTGTTCGGCGTAAGCCAGGCCCAGTGGGACCGGCTCTTCAACAATCTCCAGACCGGGAAGATGTCCGCCGAAGACCTCGCGACATCCATCAGCGCCATCGGCAACGCCGCGCAGGAGGGGTTCGACATGGCGTCTTCAGCCATAGACATGATCAACGCCAAGGAGAACGCATCGGCGGAGCATGCCAAGAAGGCGAACGAAGCCAAGCAGGACGCGCTCCAGAAACGCGTGGACGCCGGACTCATGACTCAAGAGCAGTACGATGCCGCCGTAGAAAGGCTTCAGGCGGAGCAGGACGCGGCCGATGAGGAGCTCTCGCTGAGGCAGGCGGAACGCCAGAAGCGCTTCAGCATCGTCCAGGCCATCATCAACACGGCGCTCGGCGTGACGAAGACGCTTGCCGACTGGGGCATACCTGCCGGAATAGCGCCGGCTGCAATCATGTCAGCCATGGGCGCCGCGCAGGTGGCCCTCATGGCGGCCACCCCGGTGACCGGCTATGAGGCCGGCGGATTTGTCAAGGCAAGAAGAGACCAGGACGGCCGCACCTTCTCAGCCAAGTTCTCTCCGGACGCGCGCGGCTTCATCGCCACCCCGACCGTGCTCGTGGGCGAGGCCGGAGGAGAGTACGTCATCCCGGCAGAGGGGCTGAAGAACCCGTCGGTGCGCTCTTTTGTGGGAGCCATCGAGACGGCCAGAATCAACGGACGTCTCAAGTCTCTCAATCTGGCCGCCGTCAATCCCATGGCCGCCATCGGCTTCTCCTCCGGCGGCCATTCTTCCGGCAGGAAAACATACGGGCGGCAGACATCATCCGGCGGCGCGGCGGGCGGCCAAATGGAGCTGCTGCTCACAAAATTGCTCGACCGTCTCGACACGCCTATCAGCGCCGAAGTGTCGATGCTCGGTCCCAAAGGACTCGTCAAAGCGACCGAGAAGTACAACCGTCAACGCAACAGAGGGAAGCAATGGTAGACATACTGACATCCACCGGCATCCTGCTTGACATTTCACCGGATGCCGAGTTCGACCTGACCATCGAGAACCCGATCTTCTCAGATGAGAGGATCTCCGCGCCCTGGTCCACCGACATCGCTTTCCTTCCGACGCTCCGCAACAAGCGTGCGTTCGGCTACATGGGCGCCCTGATGTCCGCCCCGTCCGTGACAGAGCTCGCGGCCACCATCATCGTGCAGGGCATCCACCTCATATCCGGCACCTTGATCTATGATGGACTCTCCGACGGCTGTCTCAATTACACCTTCACCTCCCGGGATCTATCCGTAGACTGGGCGAAGAAGCTGTATGAACTTCCCTTCCTCGGGGATGCGGAGAATGGCATCGACTACATGCGTGAGGTGCTCGCAGGTGACATTGACGGCATCTCGGCACCGGTCATAGTCAACGCAGCACTGGAGTCGGACGCTGACTGGAATCTGGATGAGGCGAACATCGGAAGGAAGTACCGCAACGCAGCCGACATGGACGAGCCGGCCAAAGGGTTCATCCCGGCGATAACCGCCGCAAAGCTTATGTCCCACGCAGGACTGTCAGCGGAAGTGTCCGGAGACCTGCGGGAGCTGTTCAGGACTCTGTCCATACTCGGCACCATGTGGACCAACTGGCTGCCGTGGACCAAATCTGGTTCGTACAGCCTCAATCTCACAGAGAGCCTGCCCGATATAAGCCTCAAGGACTTCATCAGCGAGCTGTGCAAGATGTGTTGCAGCGCCGTATTCCTGTATCGCGGCAAGATACACATCATCAGCTACAACACCATCGCCTCGGCGGATCCTGTCGTCTGGGATGACAGGGTGTCCGACTCGTTCGAGGTGGAGAACTCGGAGGGGACGGGCTACTCGCTCTCCTATCGCAACAGTCCAGAGAATACCGGAGCGGAAGCCGTCCCGGAAATCGAAGTCTCCGCCCTGCCGGAAGTGTTCGACCATTTCGACAAGACCGGTGCTGTCCCGCAATATCTGTCGATCATCCACAAGCCTTCCGGCGACATCTATTCAATCGGCTTTGACAGGGTGGCGAAACCGTCCGACAGCAAATGGCAGGCCGGCAACTACCTTTCGTCCAAGCTCACGGGCTTCGGGAAATACGAGACCGGAGAGGCTTCCGAATCGGAAGATGTCAGCATCGGGCTCACTCCAGCCCCGTGCGTCCCGGTGAAATACTCCCTCAGCGAAAGCGAAAACGACAGATACATGAAAATGGCCCCGCTCGTGAGCATCCCCGGTGTCGGGGCGGCACGGCCGTCCGAGGCTGTGGTCGTGCTGGCCGCATCCGGACAGGCGACCGACAACGGCTACATCGTGGGGAGC